GCTATGCTGGTGTCGTTCAAAGCAGCAAGCGCCAGCTTCTTCATCTGATCGTAGAGTTTTTGCTGCTCCTTGGTCAGCGGCACCTGACGACGGATGTACAGCTTGTCCGGCAGGTCGAGGCAGTCTTCCTTCAGCGTCCGTGTCGCAAACTTGTCCAGCTTGTCGGTCAATTCATCCAGCCGACGATAGCCGACAATTTCTTGAAAAGATTTGTGTCCCATCTGGCGACGCTGAACAAGCGCGTAGCGATTCTGAAAAGCATAGTACGACCGGATGCCCAGTGCTGAGGGATCCAAAAAATCGCATTGCGAAAACAAGTCCATCGGACTTTTTGTAATGGGTGAACCGGTTAGGATACGACGGTATTTGGATATCTGTCGAGCTTTAACCACGTTCTTTGTCCGCACGGCCTTGCGGTTTTTGATGGTGGTCGATTCGTCTACGACCATCAGATTGTCCGGGTTCTGTTCGAGAAACACATACGCCGCCTCTGCACCGCGACCCGTGCTGAACGCCTCGACGTTTACGACAAATACCTTAAGACCGTCGAACGGTTTCATCACCAGATCGTAAAGCTCTTCTTCGAAAGCTTTTGTCTTGGTAGGACGCCAGCGCACGACCTTCCGGGCAATCCGTTGGGGCAAATGAATTGGAATCTCTTTTTGAACCCAGTTGTCATAGACACCTTTTGGTGCTACGACCAGCGCCGCGTTAATTTTGCCAGACTCGAAAAGTCTACCCATGGTATCGACAATAACTTTAGACTTGCCTGTTCCCATCTCCATAAAGAGCGCGTGATAGTGCGCGGCCCACGAATCTTGGAGAGCCGTAAGCTGGTGGGCGAAAGGTTCTGTCTGAAAATTATAGGCCATGCTTTTTCCTGTTGACTATGCGAAATTAAGCGAGTAGGTAAGACCCGTCAACCCCGGAAACGGGGTCGCTTCACGAAACACGAAAGGAGAAAAAGTGAACGATCAATTTGACATCCTGAACGCCCTCGAAGAGCAGCATGAAGCGGAAGCTTCTTCAAATGTTGAACGCTTGGGGCAAAACGCACTGGCTAGCGTGTCGAACTGCGCCCGCCAGATCCGGCTTCAAGAACAGGAAATTGAAGCCACCGAGCAAAAGCTGAAAGACCAGAAGGCAGAACTTCGACGGCTTACCGACGAAGCGATGCCCGGTTTGTTTTCAGAACTCGGACTTCAATCATTCAAGCTTGACGACGGTTCCGAAATCTCGGTGAAGCAGACTTATTCTGCCGCACCGAAGAAAGACGACCGCCCGCAGGTCTACGAGTGGTTGAGGCAAAACGGCTACGGCGACATCATCAAGAACACTGTGTCATGCAGCTTCGGACAAAACGAAGATAACAAGGCGCAGGCGTTTTTTGATATGGCTGAAGAAAAAGGCTATGTCGCTGAAGCCAAGACTGAAGTTCACCCCTCGACTCTACGAGCTTTTGTTAAAGAACGCGTCGAGAACGGTGATGAATTTCCCACAGATCTCTTCGGAGCGTGGGTCGGACAACGTGCCGTCATCAAAGGAGGTAAATAACCATGGCGAACGCAGTTGCTACTAAGAAGAAGCAGGAGGTCGCACCCGCTGATCTCATGTCGATGTTTGAAGAGCAGTCCGGCGCAGGGCTTGAAAACCTGACGCAGGACGATCTTGCTCTTCCGTTTATCAAAATCCTGAGCGGGCTTGACCCGATTCTGGACGAGCGCGAGGATGCCCGCAAGGGTGACATCTACAACACGGTAACCGGGCAGGTCTACAAAGGCAAAGACGGTATCCGGGTTGTTTCGTGTGCTTTTCAGAAGCGCTTTATCCAGTGGGCTCCGCGGGGCCAAGGCTCCGGCGCACCCCTTAACATTTTCTCTCCGGGCGAGGCTATGCCCAAGACCGAGAGGTCGTCAGAAGATAATAAGGACTACGTCGTCGGCGGCGATGGTGACTACATCGAAGAAACGCACCAGCATTTTGTTCTGGTCGTTAACGATGACGGCACTGCCGAGACTGCACTGATTGCGATGAAATCAACGCAGTTGAAGAAGTCCCGCAAGTGGAACTCCATGGCTGCCGCAGCGCAGGAGAAGGGGGCAAACGGTAACGTCTTCTCTCCGCCTCGCTACGCTTACGTGTACGACCTCAAGACGGTCTCGGAAGAGAACAGCAAGGGTTCGTGGCACGGCTGGGAAATCAGCCGAGAAGGGCTGATCGACTCGCAGGCGCTCTTCACTCGCGCAAAAGACTTTGCCGACACAGTGTCCAGCGGCGACGTAGTCGTTAAGCACGAAGGCGAAGCTCCCGCGGGGTCAGACGACATTCCCTTTTAACCATATGGGGCGGCCCTCGGGTCGCCCCTTTTCAGGATAGCCATGGAACACGTAAAGAAATTTGCGTCGTTCTTTCAGGGTCTCGATTCCGTGTATTTGGAAATGGTGCCCAAAGCCGTCAATGGTTCGGGAAAGAACGAGGCAACGTATCAAACAAAAAGGGAGCCACTGACCGAGGGTCACTACCGCGGTCATCTGGATGGGGAAACAAGCATCGGCATTTTCTTGCTGAATGCGGACTCGAATGTGCGCTTTGGGTGCATCGATATCGACAGGTATCCGTTAGACCACAAGAAGCTGATTGACTTTTTTGAAGAGAAGAAGCTGCCGCTGATCGTAGACCGCAGTAAGAGCGGCGGCGCTCACTGCTATCTTTTCTGCACCGACTGGATGCCCGCCGCAAAGGTGCGAGAGGCGCTGCGTAAGATCGCTTCGGCAATGGGTCTGGGCGAGGCCGAGATATTCCCAAAGCAAGAAGTAATTAACGTGGAGCGCGGCGACGTGGGCTCTGCGATAAACCTGCCGTATTTCGGTCACGAAGACAGCCTGAGACACGCCTTCAATGTTGACGGCAGCGCGGCGACGCTGGAGGAGTTTCTAGAACTCTGCGCGGACAGGGCTCAAACTCCGGAACAAATAGCGGCCCTGTCGGTAACCAAGAAAAACGACTTTATGGTGGATGGTCCGCCGTGCCTTCAGGTGCTTCTGCCTCAAAAAATAGCGGAGGGTGGTCGTAACAACGGCCTTTTTAATATTGGCGTGTACTTGCAAAAAGCTTACCCCGATAGTTGGGAAACCGAGCTAATGCAGTGGAACATGTCCTACCTAAATCCGCCACTCGGACTGAACGAGATGGGCGTAGTCGTCAACCAGTTGAAGAAGAAAGACTACGCTTATAGGTGCAACGACGCACCGATAAACGCTTACTGCGACCGGCCCACCTGCCTTACCCGAAAGTTTGGCGTCGGCGGGGCGGCATCGGCAGCAATGGCAAATCTTCGGAAGTACGACAGCCAACCCCCGGTCTGGTTCTTGGACGTGAACGGTGTGCCTATTGAGTTGGACAGCGAGGGGCTGTTATCGCAGCCCGCCTTTCAGAAGGCTTGCATGGAGCAGATAAACTTCCTGCCGCCGTCGTCCACCAAAAACAACTGGGAGAACCGTATTGCCGCTCTGCTAGGAGAGTTGCGGGACAACAGTGCCGCAGTTATTCCGGTGGCCGAGGAGGAATCGACCCGGGGGATCTTCTACGAATATCTCCGCGATTTCTGCGTCAATCACCAAACGGCGCAGTCTCGTGACGAGATACATCTTGGCAAGCCGTGGACGGACGAAACCAGTTCGGTTACGTACCTTCGGCTTCGAGATCTCGAAAGTTTCTTGCAACGAAATAAATTCTTCGAGTATAAGCGCCACAAGCTGGCTCAGAGGCTTCGCGAAATTGGTGGGGAAGCTTCAAAACTTCGCGTAGGTACTGAAACAGTCAGCGTCTATAAGATCCCTGCGTTTTTGGCAAAATCTGCCGAGGTCGCATCTCCCATAACCACCGGAGAGGTTGATGACATCCCATTCTAAATTTTTGCGTGTTTTCGGTCCGCCCGGCACCGGCAAAACAACGCACCTTATTAACATGGTCGCGGACCTGATCGACAGCGGCGTCGCTCCCGGACGGATCGGTTACTTCGGGTTTACGAAGAAGGCGGCCTATGAAGCTCGTGACCGGGCATTGGAACGGCTCAATATGGGCCCTGATGATCTGCCCTACTTTCGGACGCTGCACAGTTTTTGTTTTATGCACAGCGGCATAAAGTTCGATCAGTTGATGGATAAAGAAAACTGGAGGGACATGACGGACCTGACCGGCTTTGAGTTTGAAGCGACCGCGACTAACCCGGACGCTGAAAACTTTGGTCTCGCTCTTCCTAACAAGGAAACGGTCATGGGTCTTATAAACATGGCGAAGGTCAAAGAAATCCCTCTGCGGCAGGCTTACGAAGAATGGGGCGTCACCCATAACCAGTCTTGGCCCTTGGTTGATTACCTGAGCAGGGCGTACGAGGATTATAAATCAGGCGAGCGCCGATACGACTTTACCGACATGCTCCTCCTGTTTATCGAACTGGCGGACAGTACCTGCCCAACCTTTGACACAGTCTTCGTTGACGAGGCGCAGGACTTGTCGAAGCTCCAATGGCACGTCGTTCATAAGATTGCCGAAAAAACCGCTAACCGCGTAATCGTGGCGGGCGATGACGATCAAGCCATATTCAGGTGGGCAGGCGCAGACGTTGAGCAGTTCTTAGGCCTAGAAGGGGCCTCAGAAATTCTAACGACAAGCTGGCGTGTTCCTAGAAAGGTTCACGAACTAGCCGAAAGCGTGGTCTCTCGCGTCGAAGGACGGCTGCCTAAAAAGTACGAGCCGCAGGGTATCGACGGCTCTGTTCAGTACATCAGGGGTATCGAGTCGATACTACCCGAAATGGCGGAGAGCGACTGGCTTGTGCTAGGGCAGTGCAACTACATGCTAGAGGACGCTGAAACCCTGCTATCGCAAGCCGGATATCTTTTCGAAACTAAGCACGGTCGAAAAAAAGGCAGCCAGAAGCTGATAGACGCCGTGGTTTGCTGGAAAGCTTTGCAATCAGGCGAAAAGGTAACGGGGTCAAAAGCCCGAAACATGTACTCTTTTCTGGAAGTGGGCGTAGGCGTTCGGAGGGGATACAAGACCCTACCAAATGTCGATGACGAGGAAGAAATAGGGTATGATGTACTGGCCGAGTCCGAAGGTCTTTTGGTTTCTCAAGACGCTCCATGGCCCACGGTTCTGACGAAAGCTCCGGCGGGGCAGATTGCCTACATTCAGGCGGCGGAAAGGCGGGGTGAAGAACTGGCTCATAAGCCTCGAATCACGGTCTCTACGATTCACGGAGCAAAAGGGGGCGAGGCCCGAAACGTCGTTCTTTATACCGACTGTAGCTATGCTGCTTTACGGGAGGCGGAGAAAGATACTGCGGGCAGTAACGACCTTCACCGCACGTTTTATGTTGGGATAACTCGTGCAAAGGAAAACCTTTTCCTTGTCGAGCCCGAATCATCTAGGGAGGCTTATCAGTTTTGCCATTAATTATTCCGTACGACGAGGGCCCTGACGAGCCCATAAAGTTCCGCATCGTGGACAAGCAAAAAGGCCTCGACTTCATGGTGCCTATCTCAACGTCCACGGCAATGAACATCTCCGAAGACCTTCTTCGGTCAGTTCGGAGGCGAATGCCTAATGAGGAAAAAACTGCGGTAGCGAAGGCTCGCGTACGACGGGGCAGGCCTCGTCCCGCGGCGCGACGAGCGAGGAAGAAAAAATGAGCCTTCAAATGGCTATGTTTGCGCCGAAAAGCGAGTGGGTTCCACCCTCTGACTTTCCGGACCTGTCTAGCGCAAAGCAGATTGCAATCGACCTCGAAACACGCGACCCGGACCTCATGCAGCGGGGTCCGGGCTGGCCCGTCAAAAACGGTGAGGTCGTCGGGTACGCCGTCGCCGTGGACGGGTGGTGCGCTTACTACCCAGTAGGGCATATGGGCGGCGGTAATCTAGACCGTCGGCTAGTCGAAAACTGGATGAAGCGCGTCTGCGCCACGGACGCCGATAAGATCTTCCACAACGCGCAGTACGATGTCGGTTGGCTTCGGGCCCACGGCATAGAGGTCAACGGGCGCATTATCGACACCATGGTCGTCGCCAGCCTTTTGGACGAAAACCGCCGGTCGTTCGCGCTTAACTCCGTAGCTTATGACTATCTGGACAAGGTTAAGTCTGAGAAAGAGCTAATCGCCGCGGCGAGAGAGTTTGGGTTAGACCCGAAGGCCGAAATGTGGAAGCTGCCCGCTATGCACGTCGGGCCCTACGCCCAGACTGACGCTGAATTGACCTTGGAGCTTTGGAACTTTTTCAAAGTAAGGGTCGGGCAAGAAGGCCTTCAGGGGATCGTAGACCTAGAACATGATCTCCTGCCGTGTCTGATTGACATGACCTCTCGTGGCGTTCGGGTAGACTTGGACGAGGCAGATAAGGCACGGGACTCGCTGATACGTCGCGAGAAGAATACACTGGCGGAAATCAAAAAGCTGGTCGGCAACCACGTCGAGATCTGGGCCGCCAAAAGTCTGGCGGACGCGTTCGATAAACTCTCGGTGTCATACCCAAGGACCGCGACGGGCGCTCCCAGTTTTACGAAAGCATTCCTGTCGAGTCACGAACACCCGCTGGCGAAGATGGTGGTCGAAGCACGGGCGCTGAACAAAATTCAGGGCACGTTCATTAGCAGTATCATGAAGCACGTTGGCGACGACGGACGCATTCACGGGCATATAAACCAGATTAGGTCCGACGATGGGGGCACCGTCTCGGGTCGGATATCGATGAATAACCCGAATCTCCAGCAAATTCCTGCACGAGACCCGGAACTCGGGCCGATGATCCGGAGGCTGTTCCTACCGGAAGAAGGGGAGCAGTGGGCGAGTATTGACTTCTCGCAACAAGAACCACGGATCTTGGTGCATTACGCCTCGGTCTTCGGCAAGGCTCGTAGCGTTCCGCTGCGCGGCGTCGAGGAGTTCGTTACCGGATATCGGGAAGATCCGAAGATGGACTTCCACACGATGGTCGCTGAAATGGCTCAGATCAGCCGCAAGCAGGCAAAGACCATCAATCTCGGCATGATGTACGGGATGGGGGCCAGTAAGATGGCCCAGCAGTTGGACATCCCGATAGAAGAGTCGAAGGAACTGGTCAATCAGTATCACGAGCGCGTTCCCTTCGTGAAGATGCTGATGCGCGGCGTAACCGACAGGCTCAACGACAAAGACAGTGGCGGGGCTATCCGGTCCCTAAAGGGCCGCATGTGCCGCTTCGATCTCTGGGAGCCCGATACATTCGAAATGAACAAGGCCCTGCCGTATCACGAAGCCGTGCGCCAATACGGTCAGACGACTCGGCTGAAGCGGGCCTACACTTATAAGGCCTTAAATCGCCTCATTCAGGCCTCTGCCGCAGACATGACTAAACAGGCCATGGTGGACGTGTACCGAACCGGTAAAATTCCGCTGATTCAAATCCACGATGAGTTAGCGGTTTCTGTCACCGGAAAAGAAGAGGCGCTTTCTATTGCAAATATAATGACAGATGCGATAGAATTAGATGTTCCCAGTCGATGCGACATAGAGATTGGCGCTAACTGGGGCGACGCGGAGTAATCCCTTTCTCCGCAATTACCTCCCTGAACTTACCCCGCCTTCGGGCGGGGTTTTTTCTTGCAGGACCGCAGGAACTCCTATATGTTCGCGTACAGTCAACAAGGAGACCAGACATGGACACAACGAAGTGGAAAAGCATTTTGGTGCCGATCCAGACCTACCACGAGGTAAAGCAGCGCTCTCAGAAAGAGGGGCGCAGCATCAGCGGCATGCTTCAGATTCACATTGCCGAATCCGAGGTTTTTCGTCAGAGCCATCCGATTGAAGCTTCGAAGGTAACTCTATCGACCGACTCTGCCGATGGCTAAGGTAGTTGCTCAGTTTCGCGAGAAGCCGGTCAAGAAGCGCACGTCGATAGGCTCAAGCCACCTGTCGCGGCCCAAGAACAAGCACAAGCGTCGCAACTTTAAGAAGTATCGCGGGCAGGGCCGGTAATGGTTGCCTCTGCGCTCTTCTGCCTCGCCACCGCCGTATACTTCGAGGCGAGAGGAGAGCCCATGGTCGGTCAGGTGGCCGTCGCCGCCGTGATAATGAACCGCGTAGAAGACCGGCGGTTTCCGAACGACGTTTGCAGCGTCGTAAAGCAGGGGCCTGTCTATCGGTCAGGTGCGCCTGTCCGTCACAAATGTCAATTCTCGTTTTATTGCGACGGCAAGAGCGACAAGATGCGGGACAAGGCGGCCAAGCTCTGCGCAACACGGGTCTCGGAACTTGTACTGTCACGGACGATAATTGACCCAACCGAGGGTTCGACTTTCTATCACGCGGACTATGTGCTACCAAGCTGGGCAGCAACGAAGCACCGCGTTGTTCAGATAAACAAGCATGTGTTCTACCGATGGTCTCTTCCAAAGAACAAAAAAAGATTGAGGATCGTAGAATAGAGCGCGGCACCCACGTACGGAAAAAATGTTTGACGTGCCAAAAGGTAAGGCTTGTGGAAAAGGGCATGTTTATCTGCGACGAATGTAAAACTTCTGGGATATTTAGTGGACTAGGTGGTTGACCTAGCGAAGCGTATCGCATAGGTTCTCTATCGGTTCATACGTGAACCGGTTTTCTCCGTGGTTACAAAACGCCCTCGCACTTACCCATCGGTGCGGGGGCGTTTTTTTTGTTGACGCTGTAAGTATGGGAGATTATAAGGGGTCGTCTTTAACCAAGGAGATGACCATGGAAAGTAAGTACATTAACGCCGTCGAAGAGGTCCAGAACTGGGCTCAGGCGGTGAAGTGGGTAGATAAGGCCGTACGGATGGAAGCCGAGCGCTTGCAGGAAAGTGGGGGCCTGAAAGACCCCGAAGGTTTTTTGAAGGCCGAGGCTCTTCGTGCCGCATGGAAGCGGGTGCAAAGAGGATGAAACTTTACACCACCGAGGACGAATACCACGAGCTTGCTGCTATCACGCAGAAAGGCCGTTCAAAAAACGTCGCTGTTCCGCGTAAGATGGTTCGCAAAATAATAATGGATCATGGGCGCATGGCGGCGAAGCTAACGCAAATGGGCGAGACTATCGAAGAGGGAAAGCCAGACGAATGATTAAGATTGATAAAGACGTTCCGATTAAGGTTGATAAAGGCGTTCCCTTAGAGAGCCTTATAGGGCGATACCGTTACGCTTTTGCCGCAGAAGGTTTTGAAAAAGGAGATAGTGCCTTTTTTAAAACTAAGGCCGAGGCAAGGTGCATGGAACAAGCGCTACGAAACAGGTATCGTTGGTTAAAGTACGGCACGATTGTTCGGCACTCCAACCAAACCGTAAAAAGAGTGACTCGTCTCAGGAGACAAAAGGATTCTTCTGGTGAAGTAGTCGGCTTCCGCGTTTGGCTCATGGTAGATTACCCGGAAGACAAAAGGCAGGTGGGCTGAATGAGCGAACCCCTTTTGATTGAAATGAACGACTTTATCTCCAGCGCTGAGCGGGGAAAGATCGTCAAGGCCCTTTTTAACGTGGGGGGTGGCGGCTCTATTGAGCCAAAGCCAGAGGTAAAGGAACCGTTTATCCTGCAAGCCTACGCGGAGCAGGCTGCAAAAAAGCTGGGAGACTGCATCGGAAAAAGTCTTGTCGTTACTTCACAAGAATGCGTTTTGATAAAACCCCCCGATTCGGGAGGTATTCGTGAAAAAGCGCCCAAAGCGACCTCTCGAAGGTACTGGTTAAAGCTCTGCCTGTCTTCATATTGCGAGGGCGTATGGAAGGATTGGGGACTTACGACTGCGGCGGGTAAAGAGATAAACATGCGCCCGGGCGTCGCCGTGTTTTATGACGAGGACGTTGTTTTCGAAAGAGAACCTTTTGAGCAAACATGGCATATCGAATGGAGAGTATACTTCGAAGAAGGAAAGGCCGTAGAGGCACCGCCTCCTGTTGAAAAGCCTCATACGTTTCAGTGGGGCCTGTATCAAATCCCCAACTTTCAAACCTTTCATAAGCGGGGCGTGTTCAGCGTCAGTCAGTGCGCTGAGATAGTGTCGGCATGTCGAGAACAGAAAGGCCGCGCTTCTGAACAGAAACCAGCGGAGGTTGGATCCGGAGTCGTTAATGACGAAGTACGCGTGACCGACGTTCAATTTCTTTACTCCGACGTACCTGAGAACCGCTGGATATTTGAAACGCTTTGCGGTGAGGTAGTGGCTGCTAACGAAAGCGGCTTTCAGTTCGATCTTAGAAGCATACAAAACCTTCAGTTCGGAACATATAAGAACGGCGACAGCGGCTTCTACGGGCGGCACGTTGATGCGGGCGTACCTGATAACGAGACGCTGGATCACCGGAAGCTAAGCTTCAGTGTTCAGCTATCTCCGCCGGACTCGTACGAGGGTGGTGACCTGATCGTCCATCTCGACAGCGACCCAAAGCCCGCGGACCGCGACCAAGGCGCTATCACGTTCTTTCCAAGCTATGCGCTGCATGAAGTGACGCCCGTAACCAAAGGAACCAGACACTCGCTCGTGGGGTGGGTGACCGGGCCTGCATTTAAATAGGAGAAAGACATGGAACAGCTAATTACTATTTTTCTCGAAAACCTGATTCGAACCCTGTTTTTCTGATGCCTACGTTTGAAGTGACGCTGCCCTGCCGAGAGTGCGAGGGATACGGTAAGCTCTACCGAAGAGTCAGCGAAACGCGGGAGATACCTAGATCGTGTCCCGAGTGTTGTGGCGAAGGGCAGCAAGTTTTTCGGGAGTGGGGTTACGAGACGGAAGAGGAAGTCCGTGAGGACCACCCCGATGCTCAAAAAATTGTGGAGATGACAAATGAAAATGCCCATCACGGTAATTGATTCTGACGGCAACCCTCAGAAAATTATAGCCACGGTTTACCGGGACCGTCCCGCGGACCACGAGCCTTTTGATCCGGAGAAATACGACCCGGCAGAAGACACGCACAAAATGATTATTCAAGCCGGGTGGATTGAGGAAGTCGCGGATGAGTAACCACGAAAAGATCCTGTTCGGCTTTTTAGAAAACTTAGGTTGCAAAGAACATCCTCACGGGGACAAGACCCTGTTCGATCACTTGGTTGGAACGTACAGAATACTTCTGCAAAAAGACGCGCCATGGGAAGTTGCTGTAGCCGGTTTGTTCCATGCGGTTTACGGCACCACGATTTACCCGATTGCCGTGCTGGGACATGAAGACCGAGAAAAGGTTCGAAGCGTGATAGGCGAAAAGCCCGAGGAGCTTGCCTTTTTATTTGGGACCATGCCATTGCCGAGGCGAGAACACATTAGAGATTACGCGGACCCTGAAACGCGAGAAGCGCTTTTATTGATCGATGACGCGAACGCCCTCGAAATGGAACTGCTTTCAGACAATGTCATACCGTTGAGACCAAGACATGATCCGTTCAACGAGGTTGTAAATGTGTCGCTCGAAGAAACCTACAATGATTTCTTACACGAGATGAAGGCTTCTATTCACGATCAGCTTATGTCTATGTGGCGAAGAAATTTGCTGGAGAGGACGGAACTGGACGAAGACATTTTTATCGCGGAAGAGGTCGCAAAAGTGGTGATTTACCAAGGAATGCTTTCCTTGGCAGCCAACTACGCTTCTGAGCTAGACGAAGAGTACGATTCCGTGTTCCTCGGTGTGGGCTCCGCGAAAGATCTTTTTTTAAGCTTCTACGAACAGGATATGGAAGGAGAATACGATGGATAAAGCGCAGGTTTTTTCGAGAGAGACGGGCGGCGCGGTGCGCGACTTAGGGCAGCCGCAGAGAGACTACAAAGGAACTTTTAACGCCGATATCAAAACGCACTTCGTGACGGACTTTGTGATCCTTGAAACGACGCTGCCCCTCTGGTTCTACAGAGGCGTTAACCACGAAATAGAAGGGCTAAAACAAGCCCAAAAGCAGAAGGACTATTCGGACCAGCTTGTGGGTCAAATTCACAACGGCGAACAGCTTTATCTCGACAAAGAATGGTGCGACCCCTTTCACGGGATTTACGGCATCGCCGAGAGCATGGCTATGCAGTACGTTCAGCGGTTCTACGCGATGCAAGATGACCCAAATCCGCCCTACGTCGCCGCTAATTGCTACGAAGCTTGGGTGGTTGATAGCCTGCCGGGCGACTACAACCCCATTCACGACCATGGTAAGCGCACTGCGGCAGGCTTGAGCTTCGTCTTCTGGACTCGGGTGCCCGAGAACATGCGGAACACCGAAGCGCCAACTTTAAAAAGCTCCTCTGGGCAGCTTGACGGGTGCATTACGTTCGTCAACGGGCCGACCCTCCAAACGGCGCACTCGGAGTTCCGAACCTCCAAGGTAATGTCCATGGACCCCCAGCCGGGGCGCTTCGTGATATTTCCTCATTGGCTAAATCACATGGTCTATCCGTTCCGAGAGAGCTTAAACTCTGCCCGGCAGGAAGAGTCCGACCGCAGGTCAATCTCAGGAAACATCGCCCTGTTTACCGAAGATCAGGTTCAGAGAAGTGACGAAGCTTGAGGTAACTGACGACTTTCTGAGTCCCGAGGACTTTGAAATACTGAACGGCCCCACAAAACCCGGAGAGGAATTTCCGTGGCGTTACCACCTCAATAATTTTCACGAACAAGGTTTTGATACGCACCTTCAAAACATGCAGCACACTCATGTTTTCTATTGGCAAGGAGGGTGGGTGTCGGACTTTTCATCTGTACTAGACCCCGTGATTCGAAAGCTGAACGCCTTCGTCCTGATCCGAGTAAAGGCGAACCTTCTTTTGTATTCCGGGCCTAAACCGTTCTTCGGCGGCTTTCACATCGACACGGACCGTGAAGACATTTGCCGGACGGGTATCCTGTACCTCGACACTTGTAACGGCCCGACGGAGTTCGAGGGCGGCGAGAAAGTAGACGCGGTCGCAAACCGCTTCGTTCAGTTCCCGGCGTCCACGCGCCACGGATCTTGGGGCGCGACTGACGTGCCCTACCGTCGCGTCATAAATTTTAACTGGATCCCGATGAAGAAAGGGACTTGACAGGGTAAAACTTATCCCATACGGTCCCATTGTTTCTTTATCCCAACACCACGGAGGTTTTTTATGGATAAAAAATACATCGCAGCGACGATTGCGCTGCCAGCCGAAACGGTCGAAATGCTGGACGATATTCGGCTTCACCTCGAACGCGAAACCGGGATCCTCAAACTTAGCCGTCGGCAGGTAATTGAGTCGCTTATATCTCAGAAGATGGAGATGTTGGAGGCGGACATAATGTTCGAAATAAACCCGGAGAAACAAACCATTCGCAAGCTTTCTAGGTCCGAGGTTGACGCCCTCGGCGATGCTGACGAATGATGCACCCGCTTCGTTTTTGGCGGAAAAAGCTGAACCGCGTTTTATCGTTGTCAAACGATAAGCGCGGCGACGCGCTCTCCCAGTTTCTAAAAAAAGAACCGAAGAAGTTCGTCAACGTCAACCGCTACACCCGCGCCGGTAAAAAGCCCAAGCGGATTTACTGCCCGGAGTGCGGCACTTGGACCGAGGTCCATCACTTCGCTTGGTCAAAGTTGAAGTGTCAGGCCTGCGGTGCCGATAACCAGAAGAACGATTGGTTGGTGGAATATGTCGAATAATAGTGCGGCAGACATCCTCGGGCTGCGTCTCGTAACGAACGAGTACCTAGTTCGAAAGCTTCGCGAACGTGCGGCTGATGCGGAGTGGACAAATGGCGACGAAGCGGAGGCCGAGCGTCTCCGTTCACGGGCCACGGAACTGGAACAAAACTGCTCGAAAGTCGAGTGGGTCATTTAGGAGACAACATGACTAATCGTTTAAATATTGGCTGGGGTTGGGATTTAGCCCCCATCGAAGGGCGAAGCAGTAAGGGTCAACTCGACACGCACTGCGAAAACTGCGGGGCGAAAGCCTCGAAGGCGGAAAGCCGGTGGTACGAAAACCCCGACCCGATTACGGGCGAGTTCCCGTTCTACATCTGCGCGAAGTGCGCGTGGGAGGAAGAAAAGTTTTATCGGCGGGAAGCCGAATATGAGGCTTGGCTGGACGAACAGAACCGGCACGAAAGGGAAAAGCCCGCGCTTCGGGAGCAGGACGTTAAGGTGCTGGACGACTATCGGGCCAAACCCCGGTTTTAGGTTTTGGAGGAACCCAGTTTAGCTTTTGCCCACGCGGTGCGAAAGTAATGAGGTAGACCTGCGGATTCAAAATCCGTTAACGCTCCGGGTTCCCCCGCCGAATTTGAGAACGGCGGGTTATATTGGGGCGAAGGCTGCAACCGCAGGAGGAGGGTGCCGTCATACCCTCCTCCCTCCTTTTTAGAGGCCTGTTATGGAACTTGTTGAGACACATTGGCTACTCGTGCCGACCCGCGTAGTTCGGTGTCGGATTCTATCCGAGGCACACCTTCAGCATTTCGAGAGGAAGATCCGCGAAACCGTCGGCCCTCTCGACTACGTCACGAACGTCCGGGGTCAGATGACCGACTGGCAGCAATTTAACGGCGACGAAATTTTTCACGAATACGTCCGCATGCTGGGCGAGCGGCTGCGGGAGTCCGGAGCGCTCAACGAAAAGGCCTTCAGCGGCATCGACATTCTAGATGCTTGGGGCAACCTTCTGAAACCCGGCGAGAACGTCGAAGAACACGCTCACGTTTCGGGGGGAACAGATTACGCATCCGTCGTCTATTTCGGCGACTCCGAAATTATCGTCGGGGGCACCGTCTTCCAGAACGCCCGGGGCCACGTTCTTACATTCCCGGCCTCGCTACAGCACTCGGTCGATGCGGCCCCCGAAGAACGCATCACGCTGGCTTTCAACTGGGCGATGCTGACTGCCGCAGACAAGTGGGATAAAACGTAATAAAATCAGTGACTTAGGGTGCGACAATATGTCGCATTTACATATGGGATAAGATGTGGTATTATACGACATAATAAAAAAGACGTAAAAGCGTCACCGCTCTTTGACATTGTGAATACGACTCCGACCTGTTGAGTGACCCGTGGGCCTCGAACCATGGAGAACCAAATGACAGATCATATACTCAAAAACGGATACACCTTCCTCGCCGTCTCGGGCGGCTACTACGGAGGGTGGGCTAAGGCCCTTGACCCCGTAACTGCCATCAAAGCCGCAGTAAGAGAATACGGTGCCAATACCCTTGGCAATAAAGACGGCATCGCCGTCATGGTAATGTACGGCCCAAGCGAAACGCTCAACTGCGGCGATCTCGGCGGCTTCGACTACGAAGCCACCCCGGAAGGCAGGCCAACCCCAATAGGGTTGTTCTTCTGCAAAGGCCGGACCATCAAGCCGATGAAAAAAGGCGACATGAATCCGGACCACCCGGACCATGAAGAATGGATGGACCAGACATTTAACAACATCGAAAAGAATGTCGCGTTCTGGATAGAACAGAAAGAGAGCGCAGAAAAAGAAAAGGCAGAAAGCGATCTGCGTGAACTCGTAGACGAACTGAACGACCACTAACCCTTAATCACGGCCCACGGGTCTCTTAACAGGTTGGAGTTAAAACGATCTCTGAGACGAGCCGTGGGCTTTTAACAAGGAGAAAACTCATGGAAAAATACGAACTCGAAAAATACGAACTGGTTAAAATAAAAAACGGCAAACGACATAAAGTCTGTGAACTTGAGGAAACGGCCCCCAAAACATGGACGTTTAGTGCCGAGTACGACACGATGCCTTATTACAATCTGGACGACACCGAGGTGACCGAGCATTTGGGGGAATACCTACTCATCTACCTGACGTCCATATCTTCTTTAACTAGGGGATAAAGACCACCAATCACGGCCCACGGTTCTTCTCAGGGATCTGTTTTAGTTTTCCCTATTATATATAGGGCCAAAATCATTTTTCCGAAAAAAAATATTTTTGGGGTGGAACACGCGGAACAACGGAACAAAAACAAGTAACGCGTTGAAAACACTGAACAAAGGCTGTTCCATATGTAGCGGATTCTGTTCCATGTGTTCCATGGAATATGCGGTATAACCCGCGCGAGCGAATGGTTTTGTCAAAAAATTGATTTAGGCCCTATATATAATAGGGGATTTGTGGCAAAACCTAGTGCGGATTAACTATCGAAAGAAACCCCGCCATGCCGCGCAAAACCGTACGCAAATCCGACGACCCAAACTGGGTTGAGACCCGGGGCCGTAAGAAGGTCAGCGTCAATACAAAACTGACTCGGAAGCAGGAACTGTTCGTTAAGGAACTGGTCAGCAAGGACGGGCAGATCACGTTGAGGGAAGCCGCCATCAACGCAGGCTATCCTGCTAGCAGTGCCCATAGCCGGGCCTACGAACTTACGAACCCTGATCGCTCCCCGCACGTTGTGGCGGCCATCCGGTCTTACCGCGACGAACTGGACGCCAAGTTTGGGGTAACTTACCAGCGACATCTGCGCGACCTGCAAACGATTCGAGACATGGCCTTGCAGAACGGCGCTTATAGTGCGGCGGTCCAAGCCGAATACCGGCGGGGTCAAGCGCAGGGAGATATCTACGTCAGCAAGAGTGAGATCCGGCACGGGTCGATAGATTCGATGTCGAAAGACGAAGTACTGAAAGCCCTAGAGGAGATAAAGCAGAGCTATGCCCCGATCACCATCGACATCACTCCCGAAGAGCAGGACAATTCCGCGAACCGCAGCAAAGCGCGAAAGCGGCTTGTGGAAGACGATGAAGCAGGGGATATCGAAGAGCTCTCGGAAATTGACGATGACAAGGCTGGAGACGTGGGCGACGCCGGGAGTTCCTGACGTTGTAATCCAAGACGAGTTAGGCCTCTTTCATTTTGTCGAACTGAAGCACACTGGCGGCAGGGCGGTAGAGCTATCGCCGCATCAGGTGACGTGGATGGACCTGCATAAAAACGGCAGCGCGTGGATATTGGTCCGCCAGTCAAAAGCGAAGCAGACCGACACCGTCAGAGTCTATCACGCCTCCAAGGCTATCGACGTTCGGATGGAAGGCACCGATTGCCCGCCCGATCTCTTTGTCGAAGCGCCCTATAACTGGGATGAAATTATGGGGTTGATATGTCCGATAAGGTCGCATATAAGGGGAGAGTCTACTAACCCTACGAAGGAACTAAGACATGGAGTATGACGCCCTTACCGGCTTTGCCGTCGATTACCTGATTATCGCGTTGACGGGATTCGTGATATTCGGCGCAATAGCTTTCGTTACATCCCGCATCAATCTCAAAGACACGGAGAAATTTACCAATGAAAAACACTAGAACCCTTCGCCTTTTCGTACATCGCGAAGAAAAATGGTATCCGGAAGTTGAAGTTCCCGCGGACCTTGATGATACAGAGGCTTATCAGTGGGCTAAGAAACATTGCTTTCGTGAGATACATCCGATCTCCCCTAAACTTGCCCACCATAAAACCTACAGTTCTAACAGGGAGACACGGGTCGTTAATAAATACGGGCGATACACGGTACTTGTTAAAGACACGGAGGCCGCGTAATGTTTCTGTTTAGCATACTGGGCCGCCTGCTATACGGCCCCGACTGGAAAAAATACGCAAACGCCAAACCGCCCCGTGCAATGCGGCGACGAACGCGACGGCGATATTGAAAAAAGATTAAACCCGGTATTGACGCCGGGTTTTTTCTTGCCCTAGTATATGGGAGTTAACCCATCCTACGGAGAAAAACCAAATGCTTAATTGCACCGCCGCCAGCCGCGCCAAAAAAACCGCCGGGCTTGCTGTCACCTATCGCGCCGCCCCCGGCGACATGTACGGAACGTGCCCCGACTCTTGCCCGCTTAAACCCGTGCAAACCCAGTCCCGCGAGATAGACCGCGAGTATGAAACCGCCGTTCGGTATTCAGTACCGAAACGCGGGCTGGCGTTTTTGTTCACGCATTTTGCCCCGCACCTATGCGCCGAACGCAACACCGGCGACCGGGCGAAGTGTACTTTTAATTATTCCGCCCCGACGTTAGAGGCAGCAGCGAACGAAACCGCGCTTGGGAATGCCAGCGTCGCCGTCGTGCCCGCCGATTATTGGAGCGGGCGCGATAGTGACAAGGTAACAATCGCGAACGGCGTTCGGGGCGTACGTTGTCCCGACGAAAAAACCGGGATCGGCTGCGCCAGTTGCGGCGGCGGGCGTCCGTTATGTTCTCGCGCCGAGCGGGATTACTTTATTGTGTTTACCGCACACGGTGCGTCGAAACGAAAAGCCGGAGACAACGCCGAGCGCGGCGGGTGCTATGCGGGCGGCGGAAACGTCGCCTTGCATTGGCGCGGTTTATCCAATCGCGAAGAGCCCGCCGAATCCGACGCCGACGCGCACCGGGCATTTGTCAAAACACTGCGACCGCATACTATTGTGCGGCCTCACATTGCGGGCGATATCGGACGGGTTAGCGCGGCATGAAATAAACCGTTGACACGTTACGCGATATTATGCGAGAACATCGGGGCGGGGTAATCCTGCCCCGTTTTTTTTATGGAGAAAAACCAAATGTCACATGAACTTGCAACACAGGAAGACGGACGCACTGCAATGGCATACAGGGAGACCGACGCGGCCCCATGGCATGCCCCGGAAACAAATCCGCAAACTGTCGCGCCCCATGCCTCAATCGAGACATGGGCCGACGCCGCCGGTCTCAATTTCGAGGTTGCGTGTCGCCCGAATCACCGAACGGACGGCACGCCAATTCCGGATTCGTTCTATATTGAGCGCACCGATACCGGGCACGTTACCGGCCCTTACATTGCGGGCCAATGGCAGCCTGTTCAAAACGCCGCGATACTCGAGATGGCGGACCGACTCCGGGACCGGCACGGATTCGACATTGTCACGGCGGGCGCTTTGTTCGACGGCGCGGCAGCATGGGTTCAGTTGGAGACCGACCGCGTTGAAGAGATCGGGCCGGGCGATGCGATTGCCGCGCGGCCCTTGTTTACCGTTCGCCATACCGGGAAAGACGCCAACACCTTCGCGAACGTATCGACCCGCGTCGTTTGCAACAATACGCTGACGTTTGCCTTGTCGGAAAAAGACGCCGACATATTCCGGCACGACCACCGCGTCGAACTGGATCCGTACGCCGTCGAAACGGCCCTCGGTTTACAAGACGACCAGTTTGGCGCTTACGTTGAAACGGCGCGGCGCTTAGCGGCCCGCGCTTTGTCTGACGTTGAAGCGCTCGAGTATTTCCGCACCGTGATCGGCGGGAAAGAAAAAACCGAGTCGGACGGCAAGGTCCGCCAGTCCGAGGGCGTCAGAAAAGCGCTGTCATATTATCGGGGCCGGGATTTTCTCCCCGTCGGGAAAGACGACGCCGCCGACGTTGAACTGTACGTCGCCGACCGGATCGACCAGATCGCCCGGGGCGTCGCCAATGCCGACCTGCCTGCCGATGTTACGACCGCCCCAACGGCGGGCATCAACCCCGGCCATGATCTCGGCACCGCCGAGGGCACGGTATGGGGAGCGTTCAATACGATCACTTGGCTGGCCGATCAGAAGCCGGTTAAAAATCGGGGCGTTGAACACAACATCGCCAGCAATCTGTTCGGCGATGGCACGGGCGGTAAGCTTAAACAAAAAGCTTACCGGGCCGCGCTGGAACTGGCCGCGTAAAACCCGATGCGCCCCCTCACTAGAGCCCAGCGGGTCGCGCTTCTTAGCGTCTACCGTCGCGACTGGTGCGAATATCCTAAGCCGTCCTATCTGGCATGGCGTCGCACCGCCCAGCGCCCCCCGTATGATGATTGCATCGTGGTCCCATGGTGCGGGATGTGGCTGGGTATCGAGCCCGACGGGTACACCCATTCCTGAACCGGTCGAACATAACGACGAAATCAGGGCGGCTTTCGGGCCGCCCTTTTTCGTTTGCATCGTATGCGACGGTATGAGATAAACGGCCCGGGCAATTCCGCCCGAACAACGGAGAAAGAAACCATGACTATCGACACAAACGACACTGGCACCATAGACCTATTGACGGTAGAGCCCGAGCAGGTCGCCCGGTCAGAACTTGAACGCCAAGCTAACCGGCTTCGGGTTGAGCGGGACGCGCTAGAGTCAAAGCTTGAGCCTTTGCAAGCGCTGGCCGACGCGCTGGCCGCGCTGCCGGTGTTCAGGGAACTGGCCGACGACCTCGACGACCTCCGCGACCGCGTCGATTCGCTGGAAACCAGCATCGAAGACGTGCCGACCCTCGACGATGTAGCCGACAGGCTCGAGTATGGGGGCACCATCGAGAACGTCGTGGAAACCGTTCTCGCCGACCGGGCCGACGACCCAGCCGACAATATCGACGAACTGGCGAAGGCGGTCGCCGACCGTTTGAGCGTTGACGTCGAGGTTGAGAGCGTTGACGTAAGCGCCAGCGTGTCGTTGTCCTGATGTTTGGCGACTGGATCATCTTAGCGATCTCGGGCGCGGGTGCGCTTGCTATCGCTTGGGTCGCGGTGGAGTTAGGCCGCGATTGCTGACGACGATATACACGGCGACATTGGGGCGGCTTTCGGGCCGCCCTTTTTCGTTTGCGCCCTATGCGATCTTATGAGATAAACGGCCCGGGCAATTCCGCCCGAACAACGGAGAAATAGGAAATGAAAATTTACGAACACAACACGGGGCGGCTCTACAACGCCGATGGCCAGTTGATTCGGTTTTGCGAGATCGACCGCGAGCGCATCGCGTTTGTCGATCTCGCCCGCTCTATAGAGGGCGTCGTTATCCATGCTGGCATGGGCGCATATGACGGCGACGAAGGCGCGATCCGCGACCGCATGCTGACCGCTTACGATCACTCTATATACCGCTACCCCGATGCGTCGGAGCGGGACGCCATTTCGGCGTTGATTAAGGGGGAGCCCGCACATGTTTGAACTGATCGTTTACGGGCGTGAGGGCAGTGTTTCCAAAACATATTTGCCTAGCAAGGACGACGCGATCCGCGCAGCCAAGGATGCGGCTGCGCTGGAAATGACGTTGAACGCAGAAGTATTTGCCAGCCCCCGCGACATCGATCCGATTTTCGAGGCGACTGGGAAATACGGCCCCCGCTACCACTGGTGCGATGTGGAGGTGGCGTAACATGTGTGACAATCTGGTGAGCTATTGGGTGCCGCGCGGATACGACGTCCGCGAGGTCCAAACCAAATGCGGCAATACCGATGTACACGGCAAAGAGGCCGTTTGTGACGATTGCGCCGCCGACCCTCGAGCCCGGGCCGACCTCGAGCGTCGCGCCCGACTGACCGCCGAGGATAACGCATGGGCGCGGTCCGCCGGTTGGGGGGAATTCTAGAACCGGCCCAGCGCCGCACACGACGCCCCGGGGGTAACGCCCCGGGGTTTTTTTTGTGCGTTAATTCGGCCCCGGCCCGCCGCCCGTGCCCTGCCTGAAACGTACCGCCAGCCGCCCAGCGTGGACCGTGGGCCGCGATCCCGCCGCCCCGGACCCCGGACCCCGGCCCGGATCCCGCCGCGCACTGGTGACGCCCGCCGCCCCGGCTGGCACGTATGGGACATATCGCACCTGGGCAGAAATGGACAGAACGCGGCACCCGAATCCGCCGTTTTCCGCCACCCGCCGCCCGCCACCCGCCGCCCGGCCCGCCTTCTGGCGGCGTATAGCGCCGGAAAAAGCGCTGGGGCCCGTGAATATCGGGGCAATTCCGCAGTTTTCCGCCGCCCGGCCCGCCGCCCGCTCAGCGCGGCCCGCGCCGCCGGGGGGACACGAGTGTAAGACCATGTTTTTGACATACGATATGTGATATTTTGATATGACTTGATTGGATAAGAACCATCCCATATGTTTCACGTGAAACATCTCTAGGGGCCCCGTAAGATGCCTAACCAAATGACGCCCGAAGCAGAAGCAAAAAGACTGAAACTTGAACTGCGTTTAGCGCAGCTTGAGAAGCACGAAAAATGTCAAAATGATTTTTTGACTTTTGTCCGAGCAATGTGGCCCGACTTCATTGCGGGGCGACATCACAAGATTATTGCAGAGAAGTTTGAGCGTGTAGCAACGGGCGAGTTGAAGCGTTTAATAATCAACATGGCCCCGCGTCACACGAAGTCTGAGTTCGCAAGTTATTTGTTCCCTGCGTGGATGATGGGACGTGATCCGCGGATGAAGATCATTCAAGCGACGCATACGACAGAGCTTGCCGTGAACTTTGGTCGTAAGGTCAAGAATCTTATTGAGACGGACGAGTACAAGGAGGTTTTTCCCGAGGTCGCGTTGGCTGCGGACAGTAAAGCGTCGGGTCGCTGGGACACGAACCGTGGCGGCATGTACTACGCCGTTGGTGTTGGATCGAACTTGGCCGGACGTGGTGGCGATCTTGTGGTCATTGACGATCCGCACTCGGAACAGACGGCGATGTCGAACAGTGGTTTTGACGATGCGTGGGAGTGGTACACTGGGGGCCCCCGACAGAGGCTCCAGCCGGGTGGGTCGATTGTGCTGGTCCAGACCCGGTGGTCGGAGAAGGACATGACCGGGCAGTTACTTCGGTCCATGGCTAAAGATCCGTTGGCTGACCAGTGGGAGGTTGTGGAGCTACCTGCGATATTCGAGAACGGCGAACCGTGCTGGCCCCAGTACTGGTCGCTTGAGGATCTGACCGCGGTCCGCGCATCTATCCCGCCGTCGAAGTGGAATGCCCAGTATCAGCAAAACCCGACGGGCGAAGAGAATGCGATTATTCCGCGTGAGTGGTGGAAACGGTGGGAGAAGGACGTGGTCCCTCAGTTGCAGTACGTCATCCAGAGCTATGACACGGCGTTCAGTAAACGCGAGACGGCGGACTTTAGTGCGATAACGACGTGGGGTGTTTTTTATCCGGAGGAAGGGGGCCCCCCGAACCTTATCCTGTTGGACAGTAAGAAGGGTCGGTGGGATTTTCCTGAACTGAAGGAGCAGGCGTACGACCAGTACAACTACTGGGAACCGGATACGGTAATTGTTGAGGCGAAGGCAAGCGGTATGCCGCTGACACACGAGCTACGTCAGATTGGTATTCCTGTTGTCAACTACACGCCGTCGAAGGGGTCGGACAAGGTAACGCGTGTGCATTCTGTGTCGCCGCTTTTTGAGGCCGGAATGGTGTGGGCCCCCGACGAGTTGTTCGCGGACGAGATGATAGAAGAAGTTGCAGCTTTTCCTAACGGAGAATATGATGACTTGGTTGATAGCATGACACAGGCGTTGATGCGTTACCGTCAGGGCAACTTTATTCAGTTGCCGTCGGACGACTGGGAAGACACTGAAACCGGTCAACGTGTCCACGCCTATTACTGAGACGGGACGGCATGGCGGAATCAAGAGTAGACCTTGGAGCGGGCAGCCCGGACGCTGGTGAAGTTGGGTATTATCCGGAGGGGCCCCCGAAAAAACTTAGCGCCGCAGAGGCCGATGTTCAGAAAGACATTGACGACCTCGCTCCGTTTCTTGAGAACAATTATCTAGCGCAGCTAGGCTTAGACTCTCTTTCTCTAGATCAAATCCTTCGTATCGATGACACTTACAGTGCCGCAGGGTTTTATGCCCCAAGAGAAGGCACTATTGGAAAAGGGTACGAAATGAAGCGGTCCGCTCAAAGGGCAGCGGTAAACGAACTCAGGGAAAGAGGCCGTGACCCCTTTGGTTTGGTAGATCCGTCTTTGAAAGATACCGGGGTCAGTGCTTTTAAAGATTTTGTAGGATATTCGTTCCCCACGCCTTCCGATGGCTCAGAGGGACCGGAGCTTACGCGTTTACAGAAGCGTCGCGGACGGAAGTATACGGAGGAAGAGTCGAGGCAAGCAGGGCTAGCAACCCTCGCTCACGAACTAGGACATGCTGGTGATATTTACCTGACCAGAATGCTTGGGGTTGACGACGACATCGGAGACGACCCCGATTTACGTGGCTACGAAATTGACGACGACCTTGACGAAAATTATAGGGGCCCGGGTGTTTTTGAAGAGGATATGGACGAAGACTACATGAGGCTTCTGGATATTGTGCAGCGAGACCGGGGCCTCACTCCCGCACAAAGCCCAGCGGAAAAAGACTTTGAAGGGCCCGCGGTCATGCGAGGCATCCCGTCACGGTATGAAGGTGACCCTTTTGCAGCGTCTGTAAGAATTTCTCCTCTTCAGGCTTTTTTTAGCCGTAGGGGGAGAGGTAGACTTGCTCCAGAAGAGTTTGCAGAGGCGGTGCTAAACCACCCTGTGCAGGATGCAGCAAGGCGAGAATTACTTCGGCGTATGGCCGAAAGAACACCTACCGGTGGATATGAAGATGGCGGAGAGGTTGAACAGCCCATGGGCATAGAGAAAAGCGTAACAATCAGCAAAGTCGTCCCGTACGTAGACCCACGGTCCGCGGCCCTCGGATCACGGCTCTTGAAACAGGCGGGCGTACCCGGTGACTTTTCGTCACTGATGCAGCGGGCTGACCCGAAGGTCATGGCGCAAGTAAACCGGATCATGGCCCGCGGACCTACGAACGAGATCTCATCTCCAGCAAACGGACTTGGCGTGTTTATGCAGTCCGTAATGAAGCAGGGTTAGATGTTTCGGCGCGGGCTTGCTCTGGCTGCGCTACTGGTTGTTCTTTCTCCCGGCGCGTGGGCCACGGACACTGTAACGAGCGCCACGGTCAGTAGCTCGACAGTTATTGACAAGACGCCGCCTACCGCGTCGAGCCCTTCTATTGTCGTAAACAATTCCGACGTGTGCCAGACGGGACAGAGCGGTGCCGTCCAGACAGGTTTCGTTGGCTTTTCTGGCGGAACCACGGTCCGCGATCTGAACTGCGAGCGTATCAAGCTTGCACGTAGTGTTTTTGGAATGGGGCTGAAGGTGGCAGGCATTTCTATTTTGTGTCAGGAAGTGCGGGTGTTTGACGGCTTGTGGATGGCCGGGACGCCGTGTCCGTACATGGGCAAGATTGGTGACGCGGCCAAGGAAGCGTGGCTCAAAAATCCGGAGCAGTCCCCGGAGGGTTCGCTCATTCGTATTGCGGCGGAAAAAGCTGCGGCGCTGGCGGTTAAGAAGACCGCACCTGTTGTCGAAGAGAACGACGACTTCGAAGAATACTCAGACTGATGCGCTGGCTTGCCGCAATGCTCGCCCTTGGTGCGCTTTCGTCTCCCGCTTTTTGTCAGGAAACGACAGGCAATCTGGTGCCGTCCATGTCGGAGTTTACGGTTTCCGGGGGCACTGCTACATCCAGCCAGTCGGGATGTAGCGTTGGCGAGTTTTGTACGGGCAACGCGTCGAACGGTGGGACGACGTACACCAGCAACTTTGATGTGCCGCTGACCGAAGCAGAGATACAGGCGGGGTTTACGGCGAACACGTCGATTGACGTGACATCTCACCCGTCAAACGCGGTCCTGTCTACTTGTACAAGCCTGACGCAGCGGAGCGACTGCCGGGATATCTTTCGTGTCACGCTGGTTTTTCTGGAGGCGGCAAGCGTCGTTGAGAAGTTTGAGCATCAGGTCGAACTGGATTTTAGCGGAACGCGGGAGTTTACGTTTTCTGACCAGATACTGGAGAATGACTACACGTCGCTGACTGGTCAGTTGGAACTTTTTGGAATCGACGCTGGCTTTCACAGCGGCGCGTTCGGTCCGAAGTTTTCGGATCCGAGCGTCAGCCTCCTGTTTCAGACGGTGGTCGAGCAACAGATACTGGACCAGATAGCGTTTAACGATGCGTTGGCCGCAGAGCCTCCGCCGGAACTCGTGGAAAACATACCGCAGATAGAATTAGACGTGGCACCCGAACCGGTTGCCGCGGACCTCGGCCCTTCTGCTCCTGAGCCAGTGGTTGAGGCCATCGAACCTGTCGAAATAGCGCCGGTTGATTCCGCGCCTGAACCGGAACAGCAAGAGGAGCAGATGGCCGAGGCACGAATTGAGGCTGAAATGGAGCCCGAACCCGAACCGGAGCCTGAACCACAAGAGCAAGAGCCGGAGGAATCCGAAGAGCAGGACCAGCCGGAACCGGTTGAACCTGAAACTCAGGAGCCGGAACCGGAATCTCAGCCAGAACCGGAGCAAGAGCCGGAACCGGAACCCGAAGAGCAGGAGCAGGCCGAGCCAGAAACGCAGCAAGAACGTCGGAAGGAGGCTGCGGAGAAAGCGGTCGCAAAAATAGCGCCGTCTCAGCGATATTCGGCTGCATCTCAGACAACAACCATCGTCGCGATGGGAATGATTTCGCCAAAACTAATAACAGGGGCTGAAATACCCGACACTCAGGGGTTTTTTACGAACGCAACCGTGCCGGACGGGCCACCAATGTCCAATCCGGCGCAGGACTACGTTGTCTTCGGTGCATCTAACGCGGCCCACGAAGCTCTCGTGCGGCTTCAGTGGAGTAAATAATGGCAGAATTAGAATTTGCAGGCGTGAAATTCCGCGGTGGGCGCATGGTAGCCGTGGCTTTGGGGTTTTCGACGCTAATCGGCGGCTTATACGGGGCTTTTGAGGTCTACAAAGACTATGAGGACATGAAAGCCCAGATACAAAAGTACAAGGCACCTGACCTTTCTGGCTTTGATAAACGGCTTTTGGTGATTGAGACCAAAATAAACGACGAAATAGTACTGTTTCGAGACGAAATGGCCGCTCTCAAGGAACGCGTCAACGAGATGCACGAAATTGTGCGAGATGTTCGGGTTGACACGCGGACCGAGGCTTCTGAACTGCACACCAGCATGTCCGACGTTGACAAGCGGTCCAGAGCCTTGGACCAAGAGACGCGAAAAGCCTTGCGCCAGTCGGAAAGGACAATCCGTGACATAATCGCTTCCGCGCAGGAAAGGTTTGACACGAAGATCAGTTCGATTGACACGAAACTTGACGCACTGGAAAGTCGAATCCGAAAAGTGCTACAACAAGCTCTTGACAATCCGCTCTTGAAAAAGTAGGGCCCCGAAAAAGGGTGTTATTTTAACAAAACACGTCTAGTATTAAGCAATTACAAAAGGTACGTGAAGCATGGCAAGAGAACCGCGGCCCGTGGCCGGTCTTATGGACACCAATGTTCCGTCGCAGCTAGACGAAGAAGACCTCGCCGCCGAGATAGAGGTCGAGCTTCCGGGTTCGATGGACAACGACGTGATGGAGATGGTCTCGGAAGAGATACCCGAGGACATTGAAATCTACGAAGAGGGCGAAAACACCGTCGTAGACTTCGATCCGCAAGAAGACACGATGGACTTGGGTGACTTCTACGGCAACCTTGCCGAAGGCATGTCGGACTCAGAGCTTGGCGCGTTGTCCGGAAACCTGCTTGACGAGTACTAAGGCAACCGCGCTGGCAGGCAGGAGTGGGAAGATGCTTATGCTGACGGTCTGGAGCTTCTGGGATTTTCATACGAGGAAAGAACCCAGCCGTTTCGCGGTGCAACCGGGGTTACGCACCCGTTACTGGCGGAGGCGGCTACACAGTTTCAGGCGCAAGCTTTTAACGAGCTTCTCCCGGCAAGGGGACCGGTCCGGTCCGCAGTCGTAGGACGGGAGAGCGGCGAGACGGTGCGTCAGGCGCATCGTGTCGAGCAGTTTATGAACTACTACATCACGAACGTGATGGAAGAGTACACGCCGGAACTGGACCAGATGCTGTTCTATCTGCCGCTGGCCGGATCGACGTTCAAGAAGGTTTATTACGACGAGATGCTGGGACGGGCGGTAAGCCGTTTTGTGCCTGCGGAGAACCTTGTTGTTCCGTACGACACTTCGGACTTGCAGACGTGTCCCAACATCAGTCAAGTCGTAAAGATGCCCCTCAACGATTTGCGTAAGTTGCAGGTCGCGGGCTTCTACAGAGACATTCCAGTTATTCCGGGACAGCCGGAGGATAACAGCGTACAGGACGAGGTTAATCGTATCGATGGCATGTTGCCATCAAACAACGATTACGACTGCACCCTCCTAGAGTGTCATGTTGATCTGGACCTAGAAGGTTACGAGGATCTTGACGACGACGGCGAAGCCACGGGAATTAAAGTTCCTTACGTCGTCACGATCTCCATAGACAACGGTCAAATCCTCTCCATCCGTCGCAACTACCGTGAGGACGACGAACTCCGTCAAAAAATTCAGTACTTCGTCCATTACAAGTTTCTTCCCGGCTTCGGCTTCTATGGTCTTGGTTTAATCCACACCATAGGGGGACTGTCAAGAACGGCCACCGCGGCGCTCCGCCAGCTTATCGATGCTGGTACTCTCTCTAATCTTCCCGCCGGTTTCAAGGCCCGCGGTATGAGGATCAGGGACGATGACGACCCGCTCCAGCCCGGTGAGTTTCGTGACGTTGACGCGCCCGGTGGCCGACTTTCCGACAGTCTTATGCCGCTCCCCTTCAAGGGGCCAGACACAACCCTCTTTCAGTTGCTGGGTTTTGTCGTAGACGCCGGTCGCCGTTTTGCGACCATCACGGACATGAAGGTCGGCGACGGCAACCAGCAAGCTGCCGTCGGAACAACCATCGCACTTTTGGAGCAAGGCTCTCGCGTCATGTCGGCGGTCCACAAGAGACTGCACTACGCCATGCGGCAGGAGTTCAAGATACTTGCCCGTGTCATGTCCGACTACCTTCCGCAGCGTTACCCGTTTGCGGTTGAGGGCGAAGACTCGACCATCATGGCAAGTGACTTTGATGAGCGCGTAGACGTTCTTCCGGTATCTGATCCGAACGTGTTCAGTCAGGCGCAGCGTATTGCTTTGGCCCAGACCAAGCTTCAGCTTGCTCAGGCCGCTCCCGAAATGCACAACATGTACGAAGTTCTTCGGGACATGTACGACGCGCTTGGCGTGAAGGATACAGACAAGATCCTTAGACGCATTCCGGAAGACGAGCAGATGCCGATAGACCCGGCGCAAGAAAACATCAACTCGCTGGACATGATGCCTCTCAAAGCCTTCGAGGGTCAGGACCATCAGGCGCATATCATGGCGCACATGGTATTTGGATCGACACCGATGGTTGCCGCTGCTCCGACTATCGCAGTGACTCTCCAAAAGCATATCATGGAGCATGTAAAGATAGAGGCGTCGGAGCAGGCAATGGTGCAGTACCTGCAACAGGTGAACGCGCAACAGGGTCAGCCCTTGAGCGAAGAACAAATGCTGCAAGTGGAAGCGTTGACGGCCCAGCTTATCGCGCAGGGCATGCAGGCGTTGAAACAGCTTAGCCAACAGGTTGCGTCCGAAGGTCAGGGCCCAGATCCGCTTGTTCAACTCAAGGAGCAGGAGCTACAGATTCGGGCTCAATCAGAACAGAACGACGCCGCTCTCGACAAGGCCAAACTCGACCTCGAACAGGCGGGCATGGAAATGCGGAACCAGCAATTCAACCAGAGGCTTCAGAGCCAAGAAGCGCAGACTGCGGCTCGAATCAATTCCGCTATGGAACGTGAAATTCTTAAACAACGCCAAAACAGGAGACAGTAATGGCTGCCGTAAAAATCGTAACGAATAAGCCGGGCGCTGCCCCGAAAGCTGTAGAGTACGCCGACATTCAAGGTCAGGGTCGTATTCCTTATGGCAAAAGTCAGGACGTGAAAGTTCCGACATCCATGAAAAAAGCCACGGTTCGCGGCATGGGCGCAGCGAAGCGAGGCGGCAGCTACCTGTCCTGCTAAATGGCACCCGCGAAGCGTAAGATAGACACCGACGGCGACGGTGTTCTGTCTGAACAGGAGGTTGCCGCGGCTAACGCTGCCAGCAACATAGATAAGCAGGATTCGCAGCGGCAGATGGCGTGGATTGCTTTGATTGCTATGCTGGTGTTTACAGCGCTGGTATTTTTGCCAATCTTTCCAGACTCTCGGATAAAAGCTTTGGCGGATCTTTTTAGTCTTTTTTACATAGGCATGGCTGGGGTGGTCAGTGCGTACTTCGGGGCGGCAGCGTTCATAGCTAAAAAGAAGTGACCGTTGGACCCCCGGCACAAGGACGGTCTTTCTTGCGAACTTTACCTGATGAACTTTCTGACGGAGAGGGGCTTTTACGTCTTTACGCCCCTCTCGCCGCATTCACCGGTCGATGTTGTTGCTATAGACGCCGCAGGAAAAGCATATTTGTTTGATGCGAAAAAAGAGGCCAAGCGAATAAACCCGGGCAGAAAAAATAAAGACCGCATCCATCGCGTAAGAAGCAAGCTTCAAAAAAGCATGGGGGTGCGGATGGCGTACGTAGATCAAGCCGCCGATGAAGTCCATATAGTCCCCGCACTAGAAGACTAGCTTTACGATTCAGTATGTCGTATAACCTCGCATCTTTTGGAGGCGAGAATGATTAGTTTACTCGGAACTCTGCTCGGCTTCGGCACGTCCATCGTGCCGGAGGTTCTAGGCTACTTCAAACAGCAACAAGCCAACAAACAAGAGTTGGCAATGCTGGAGGCGAAAGCTAAATACGCTGCGCAGCTTTCTGAACTCAGGGTCAAAGAGCTAGATGCTCAGGCCGAAATAGAAGAAACCAAGGGACTTTACGAACATGATCGATCTATCGACGCTGGGGGATTTGTCAACGCTTT